ATGAAGCTATACACTAATGACAAAGGCGAATGGGCTGGCACTCAAGCTGATGCACGTAAGCAGCTAGGCAAGGTTAGGCGTACAGTTGAAGTGCCAGTAGATAAAGCTAACCTCATGTCTTTCTTGAATGACAACAAGGTAGGTGCTGTAGAAGTACAGCCTGAGCCTAAGCCTAGTGTTGAGCCTACGTCTGAACTACTATCACCTCAAGCTGCAAGCTGGGTAGCGTGGTCACTTGACACTTTGAAACGAGGTGATACAAGAGAGGCTGAAGCTATGCTAGTAAAAGGTTTAACAATACAAAATGAATTAACAAAAAAAGGAGATTAGTTATGGACTTCTATGAAGTATTAATTGAAAGAGAGGACGGTATGTTTCAAGCTTTAATTAAAGCAGAAAATAAATCTGACCTTATAAAAATTCTTAAAGAAAAGTATCCAGAAGATGTGGGTGCTGATGCCATTAGCTATGATCCTGATGGTGAAGAGTTTGGAATTAAATGGTAGTAGTGTCGGATGGTCCGACAGTAGAGAACACAACAACAAGGAGAGTACACAATGTATCAACGTGACTGTAACCTAATCGCTCAGTATGCAACGACATCTTCTGATGCCATGTATGACATAATAGAGTTCACTCTATGTACAATCAACATGCCTTTATCTAGGGTACACACTCAGCGTATTTCTATTAGAAAACATGGCGTCAAATCTAAGTGGGTGTCTGATGCCAAAGCTAAAGGTATTACCTATGCCTTTGATAACAAAGATAAATTGCATACGCTTATGCTTAACATCAAGGAGACAGTAGGCACTGACACTATAGACGGAGCACAAGCAGCAGTAGATCTGTTCATGCGTATCCCATCTATAGGTATGGTGAAGGCTGGCTTCATCGCTCAGATGTGTGGCTTTGAGGTTGCTTGCCTTGACAGACACAACATTCGTATGCTTGGATTGTCTGAGGCTGCATTGAAAGTCAGCAAGAAGATCAATCCTGAGCTTAGGCTTAAGAAGATACGCCAGTACGTCAAGCTGTGCCGCCTTGAAGGTGCAGAGTACTGGTGGGATACATGGTGTAACTATGTAGCTGAGAAGGGTGGCATGAATAAGTCACTACCTACAGGTGATGCAGTGTCAGCGTATCACGTAACGTCAATCATGGAGATGTAGAAATGAAAGTAGAAGTATATTTTAATTTGCACAAGAAACTATTCAGTGTTCGTGACTGTAAGACAGGGCGTGTAGTTGATCGTGTCTGTAACATATGGATAGAAAATCCTGAGTTCGTAGTACGTAAGGCAGGGCGTGAGAAGGTACTGCGTGAGAAGAAGAAGAACGTCCACGCTTTTGTTAGAGGTAAATGGATACAAAACTTATTAGTAGAGGATGCATCAAAGATCCTTGATCATAGGGAACATTCACAGGAGGTAACGTATAACCCATACAAGTATGATAGCTTCGTAACTAAACACGACGCTAAACCTATTGACTTTGGTAGGCTTGCTAGTTTAACCTGTAGCTCAGCAAACAATACAAGATCAATCCACGTAACATAAAAGGAAGTATAACATGGCTAAGAACTTAATGGGCAAGTCCCGCACTAAAGATAACCCATATGCAATCTACAAAGGCATGGGTCCATTCGGTGAGACAGAGATGCTCTTGCTTAAGACGTACCAAGTACCTGCTAACGAGAACAAGAACCCATATGCTAGGTGGTTCGTTGCAGTCAAGACAGACATGACGTATGGCTCATACGACATGGGTGACAGCTACATTCGTGAGGCTATCATGGGTCTTAACTTGACATACGCTAGTGATGAGTATAAACAACAGTATGAAATATTAGATGAGGAGTTAGTATGATATACAAACTGTGTGTACACTTGGATGATGTTGACTTACCTTGCCGCCTGACCAACAGTAGGTCAGAGGCAGGAGGTAACATAATGATAGGTACATTGACTGATGCATACCCTACGTATGACTTTGAGTTAGTGTCGGATGGTCCGACAGTAGAGCTATTTGATTATAACATTGATTTATACCACGACTTTCGCTATCAACTAATTAAACCAATGAAGCGCAAGGATGTAGCAGCATCCAAGCTATTCGTAATTGAAGGAGGACTAGCATGATTACAAACGCACTAAACCTAAAGATCCTCGCCATGTGCGAGAAGGTGTTACCTAACACCACCATGAAGAACAACAAACAACTCATTGATTTACTTACTGAAATACGAACCCAACTGGAAGGAAAATAATATGTTTACATGTATCGCAACTAAGCCACTGAATGATGGCACCAAAGGATTTCGCTTTAACTTTTTCGGCTTCAAAGGATTGACCCGTAAGCGTAAGCCTAATCGTTCAACCAGCAGTCGTGGATATAACATTCAACACGGTGACTGCTTCACTACCTACAACTTAGGTAGACGCACCATCTACGTAGAGAAAGCTATGAACAGAGTTAACTCTCGTAGGATACGTCACTTCGCAGGGTAGCTGTAGTGGTTATCAAGAAATATAACGGCAAGTATATAGTGTATGGTGATGACGGAAAAGTTGTCATCATCACTTCCGATAGCCGTATAGCTAGATCAACAGTAAGAATGAATGAAAGGACTAAGAAAAAATGACTAAGAAAAAAGTAGTAGAAGATACACGCCCACAGTGGGAGATTGATAGGGACAACCGTAATATAGAATACAACAATGCCGCACACTTCTTGTTGCCTAATCAAATAGAAACACTAAAGTTTGTCATGAAGACTATACAAGATGCAGACTTCATGCTTCATGAAACATATGAGCTAGGTGTAGATGATATGAAAGCTATCGACACATCAGAATGGAAATTACGTGCATCATTTCCTGAACTATATGAAAGTATACACAACGAAAGAATGGGAGTAGAATAATATGGCTGGATCAGCATCAGCTTTTTGGGAAGGTATGTTGTCTGAAGGACAAGTAGACTTCATTATAGATGAGTGTAAGAAAAGCTTAGCGTTTGGTGACTACTTTGATCCGTACTCAGTTAATGATACTGTTTCATCAGAGACTACGCAGTACCTAGTCCATGTGACTACGCTGTTAAATAAAATGGTTAAGGCTAAAGAACACATTAATTTTGTAGAGGGGAAGTAGTATGTCAGACTATGCATTAGATGAATGGAATGAGTACAATAATATATCTAATACTATTGACGAGGCGTCATGGATAGGAGAAGATGTAGATGAGCTTAGTGATGTAGTTGCTGAGCTTACTCATCGTATAGCTAATGGAGATCTCAGCCATCAAATATTTTGAGATGTTAATAATTATTATTATGCAAATAGTTATGGCTATAGTCATATTAACATTGGGGTTTGGAATACTATGATCTATACTAGTAGCGATAAGAAAGGAGGCTTGGATGATGACCCTTGTGATGATTGGTCACAGTCTCCAGTACCTAAACCTAAGAAGGAGAAGGACAAATGAATAAGAACATGGAACTTAAGGATACACATACTATAGAAGCAGCGTGTGACTTCTATGTGCGTACACCTAAGTACCATGCTTTGTCTTATCGCAGTAAAAAAGATTACGACTACAACTTACTGCGTGTGTGCAAAACAAAAGTACAAAATGATAAGCAGTTAGGTAACATTAAACTGCGTGACCTACGATTCAAACATGTCACCGTAGCGTATGACAAATGGCTAACTGATGTAGGCTTAAGACAAGCTAACTACATGACAACTTGCCTGAGTATTGTACTCAATACAGCTATCAGACATGAGGCTTTGGTCACTAACCCTGTAGCATTAGTCCAACGTACTAAAGATAATATACGTAAGGTGCGTTGGACTGACGCTCAAGTTATTACATTCTTAGATACAGCTTACAGCCAATGGAAATGGCGTAGCATAGGCTTAATATTACATATGGCATATGAGTGGGCGCAACGTGTAGGTGATATGCGTACACTTAAGTGGGATAACCTAGACTTAGGTGCTAGAACTCTTGTGTTAGAGCAAAGTAAACGCAGGTCTGAAGTAAAGTTACCTATAGATGATAGCTTGTGTAAGATGTTGACTGAACAACAGAAAGACTTTGGGTTCCAGCAGTACGTAGCACCCTCTGTGGAGCCACACAACGGGGTCTACAGGCCGTATCCAAGTGGAGATATACACAAGCTAGTGAATGAGGTTAAGGTTGCTGCAAACCTACCTCCAGAGATAACTGCTATGGACTTAAGACGCACTGGTATCACGCAACTTGTCGAGGGTGGTGCTGATGCCTTTGGTATTATGCAGGTCAGTGGTCACAGTAATCCACAAAGTGTTAAGCCTTACTTAGTTAACACACTTACAGGTGCAACTAATGCCCTAGCAAATAGGAAGAAGTAAGTATGAAAAGTGAGTATGCAAAGAGTTTAATAAATCAAGACGAAGTAATCTATCTAGGTCTACCCTTAAGACATGGTGATCTTAGAGAAGATGGTTATTTCTTTATGCAATACTACTACAGAACAACCGTAGCTACAGGAGATCGTTCAGTTCCTCTGGAACAATGGCTAAGTCCAGAATCTTTAAAGAAACAAAAGATAAGAAAGGCTAAACAAAAGAAAGAAAACTCTGAAGCAAACAGGGCTTTTATAAAAAGATATAAAAGTATATATGGTTGCTCAGTTTGCGGTTACAAAAAAAGTTTAAGTGCATTACACTTTCATCATATGCATTCTAAAAAGTTTCCTTTGAGTCAGATGCACGGCTACTCAAGAAAGTCTGTTAAGGAAGAGATAAGAAAGTGTATATTAGTTTGTGCTAATTGTCACAGTGAGATACACGATAGAAAAAGAGAAGAGGTGGAGCATGGACATTAAGAAATACGTAGAGGATCTTATGCTTAGTGAGGGTGAGACAACCCGTATGAACTGTCCTGTCTGTAATGGTATGAATACTTTTACTGCTACTAAAGATGGTGGTGCTGTGATGTACAACTGCTACAAGTTAGACTGTAGCATACGTGGTGCAGTTACTACTGGCATGACAGCTGATGAGATACGTAAGCGTATGCAAGGTTTAGATAGACAGACACGCAAAGAGATAGAGGCTATGCCTTACCCTGAGTATGTAGTTAATCCTAAGCCTGAGCATCAGTTGTTGCATAGGTTCTTAGGACGATGGGGTTTAACTAATGAGGAGATCTTCTATGACGTTAAGGATAGGCGTGCAGTCTTTCCTATCAAGCATAAGAATGTAGTAATTGATGCAGTAGGCCGTGCTCTTGATGGGGCCATACCTAAATGGTTTCGCTACACAGGACAGGCATCTGTATTCAAACGTGTACTTGGTACATCTAATGATGTGTGTGTTGTTGTAGAGGATGTGATCAGTGCTATCATCGTAGCTCAGATTATGCCTAACACAACAGGCTTAGCTATTCTTGGTACGTCATTAGGCCCAGCGCAGATGGAGTACATAGGAGATTTTCATAAGGTTATCATAGGGTTAGACCCTGACGCCATGAGTAAGACATTAGCGTACAAGCAAGAAGTAGAAACATGGACAGGTAAAAAAGTACAAGCCTTAAGACTTGACGATGACATTAAATATAAGTTAGACTCTGATGTAGATAGACTAAAGGAAATGATAAATGAGTGAGTTAGAAAAACATTTAATAGAGATGGGGTTGTTTGAACCCATTAAAATTAAACTTGAACCACAGTATGCCTACTTAGAGAAAGGATACTTTAATGATCCACGTGACGCTAATGGGGAGGTGCCGTTCTAATGATTGATATAGAAATGGATTTAATGACAGGTTATGATAAAATAAAAGCTGCAAATATGTACAAAGGAGATGAATTTATTGCAATAATGATGAATGCAATTCAGTGCAAAGTAAAAGAAGTACAATCTAATGAAGACTTTAAAGATTGGTCTACAGAATTTATTATTAGTTTATGCTCCATACATGGAGATAAAGAGAAAAAAACTTTTGGTACAGGGTTATAGAGGATGATTAAAGTAACATATCTAAATCACATGGGTAATGATTTGACTGTAGTAAATGCAGCAAGGGTTAGCTTTGCAAAAGAATCCAGATGGCATGACCACGACAGTGAAACAGATCAGTATGTATTGAAGGATAAAGATCGCAAGCTGATACATTACTTGGCTGAACATAAACACTTCTCACCATTCGGGCATTGCTTCGCATCCTTTGTTGTGAAAGCTCCCATCTTTGTAGCTCGACAGCTAGTCAAGCATAAGTTCTTACGCTGGAATGAGATCAGTCGTAGGTATGTAGACAGTGAGCCTGAGTTCTATGAACCTAAAGAATGGCGTGGTAGATCAGAAGATAAAAAGCAGGGTAGTGATGGTGTAGCACACGTATATATGGATCAAGAACTACAGTGGCATAGGCAGCTACAGTCTTATAAGTCCTTACTAGAAAGTGGTGTATGCCCAGAGCAAGCACGTATGGTGTTGCCACAAAGCACCATGACTGAATGGTATTGGTCAGGTAGTCTTGACGCCTTTGCACATATGTGTAACCTTAGATGTGCAGGAGATACGCAGTATGAGACTAGGCTAGTAGCAAATAGAATATGCAATAGCATGAAAGGATTGTTTCCTGTGTCATGGTTTGCATTAAGATTGGAGAAGTAGGATGAGTATGGTAGGTGAGATAGAAAATCTACAGCTTGAGATAGCACGTAAAGAAGAGGAGCTATTTGCTTTAACTAAAGAGATAACTGATTTAGAAAATAGATTAGAGGAGTTACAAAAATGTGGGCCTTAGTTTGGTTACAGTTAATTAGTGGACAGAGCTTAGAGTATTACCACATAGCTACATATAATAATTATGAGCAGTGTGAAGCAAGGAGAGAAAGAGCAGAAGTAATGATAACTCACAATGGTATAGGTGTTGTGTGTTTAGATGTAACAGGAGAAAAGTAATGTGGGCAGTAATGTTTGAGGCTTTTAAAGGTGAACTTATGTATGATACAGGTAAACCTATGTTCAACTTAAATGATGACCCCTTAGTTTTTTATAATAAAGAAAATGCTATAGCTCAAGCAAGGTTGTGGAACACAGGTTTTGTAGTACCTTACATAAGGCCTATGTCAGATGAAGAGCGTCAGCAATCTAAGGTAAGAGGAAAGTAACTATAATGTTTACGGTAGAGTTTAACTCAGATGCCTCTGTAATCACTACACTAGATCATGCAGGTATCTTTGAAGATATTGAGATGGTCATAGCAGATAATGGGATAGTTTACATGAGACAGTTTGATGAGAGCATGGGAGATTATCAAATGTTGTTTATGAGTATGCAACAGTTTACTGACATACTTACTTCCTATAAAACTCCAGAGGGTATGTATAGAGTAGTACCGAAAGGAAAGAAATAAATGATGGAACTAGCACTAATACGAACTCTCATGGACAAAGAGTTCTACGATGATAATAAAGGTATAAGATGTCCTGATGATTTGTTTAGTAAAGATGTTCGTAAGATTAAACAAAGTTTAGATTATGCAATGACAACTTTTGATAGAACTTTAACTCCCTCTGAACTTGAGGCTTTGTTTTTTGCTAATAACAGCACCTTGACCACAGCAAACAAAGAGGTCTACAATGATCTGTTTAAACGTGTGTCCCATGAAGAAGTGATGAACAAACAAATAGCGAGTACTGTTTTATCTAAATTGTTTCAGCAATTGCTAGGTAATAAACTAGCTAACATAGGTTATGATTATGTTAATGGTAGGATAGATAGTCTTGAGCCAGTGCGTAATCTAATGCGTACATATCAAGATGACTTTACTCCTAACCTCAAGCTCGACTTTGGTAACATAGATATAGATCACTTACTTAAGGCTAATGATATTCAATCTCAGTGGAAGTTTAATATTCCTAGCTTACGTAGAAGAGTTGAGGGTATTAGCGGAGGTCAATATATTATTGTAGGAGCACGGCCTAACACAGGTAAGACATCCTTCCATGCATCTTTGATAAGCTCACCAAACGGCTTTGCATCACAAGGAGCTAGGTGCCTAATCCTCTGTAATGAAGAAGCGTATGAACGAGTAGGAGCACGTTACCTAAGTGCAGCAACATCTTTATCTATGGAGGAAGTCAAAGGTAACTATGCATTAGCTTCATCAAGATACGAGCCAGTGCGTAAACAAATAGATTTGTATGATAGTACAGGTAAAGATATGGCATGGGTTGAAGCTATCATTAAAGCTTATACACCTGATATCGTAGTCTTAGATATGGGAGATAAGTTTGCCAACAAGAACAGTGAGGCGTCAGATGTGTATCTCAAAAGTGCTGCCATTCACGCACGTAATATAGCTAAGCAATACAACTGTGCTGTTATCTGGATGTCCCAACTCTCAGCAGAGGCTGAAGGAAAAGTAAATGTAGATCAATCTATGCTTGAAGGAAGTAAGACAGGCAAGGCAGCAGAAGCAGATCTAATGATCTTAATATCTAAGAACCCTGTGCTTGAGGTAAAAGAAGAAGAAGATAAGTTAGATTCAAAAAGATACTTGATTGTTGCAAAGAATAAGCTTAAAGGTGGTTGGCATGGTAAGATAACGTGTGAGCTAGATGGAGCTAGAGCACAATACTTAGCGTAGATAGGAGAGATAATGGAATTAGTTCTTGATGTAGAGAATACTGTTACAAACAGAGGTGGTAAGGTACACCTTGATCCTTTTGAGGAAACAAATAGACTGGTGCAGGTAGGTGTACAAGAAGTTATTACAGGCATTCAAAACATTTATAACTTTGATCATGTTGAAGCACATGACTTTGATGGATCGCAAGCTAGACAACTACAATCTAAGTTAGATAAAGCTACATTATTAATAATGCACAACGCTCAGCATGATATGCCTTGGCTATGGGAGAGTGGCTTTAAGTATGATGGACCTATATACGACACTATGTTAGCTGAATACGTCTTGATGAGGGGCAATCACGTAGAGATGACATCAACAGGATCTTTTAAAAAGAAATCTATTAGCTTAGCTAACTGTGCTGAGCGTAGAAATCTAGACTTTCAGAAGGGTGATACTCTAAAGACTTACTTTAAAGATGGTTACAATACAAATGAGATACCTTTAAAAGAGCTTACCTACTATTTACAGTGTGACTTATCTACAACACGTGTACTTTACGTAGCGTTACAAGAAGATTACGCTAAGCCTGAATCAGAATCTCTTATTAATATACGTGATATTACATTTAAGGTTTGCTTAAGTCTTTCTCGCATGTATTCATCAGGACTTAAAGTAGACTTGGATGCACTAGAGTCTGTACGTAGTGAGTTTGAAACAGAGAAAGCTGAGATAGAAGAAAGGTTACAGGTTAAGGTACGTAAACTTATGGGTGACACTCCCATTAACCTTAACAGCCCAGCGCAGATGTCAGAGGTAGTGTACAGTTGTAAGCCTATAGATAAGAAGGAGTGGGTTCAGCTGTTTGAGTTTACCAAAACAGATAAGGAGTATAAGGATGCTGTTAAGGCCAATACAACTTACGTGCGTAAGACCACCGCTTTTACCTGTCCTGATTGCAGTGGTACTGGTAGCGTATATCGTATCAAAAAAGATGGTACAAAATTCTCAAGACCTAACAAATGTAAATCCTGTGAGTCCAGAGGATACCAACTTAAAAAGTCCAATGAGTTGGCGGGGTTAGGATTCATGCCGCCTAGCAAAAGTTGGGTTAGTGCTAATGGTTTTAGTACAGGTAAGGATAATCTTTCTGCTCTTATGACTACAGCTAGGGCGAATAAGATGGATAGTGCTGTAGATTTTCTTAAAGATCTTAAACGCTTGTCAGCTATATCTAGCTATCTATCTTCTTTTGTTGAGGGTATATCTAACTTTACAAAGAAGGATGGATACCTTCATGTTGGTCTTACACAACACATCACAAGTACAGGCAGGTTCTCAGGACGCAACCCTAATATGCAGAACATGCCAAGAGGAGGTACATTCCCTGTTAAGAAAGTGTTTGTATCTAGATGGGAAGGTGGTCACATATGTGAGTGTGATTTTGCCCAGCTTGAATTTCGTGTTGCAGCGTTCTTAGCACAGGATGATGTTGCAATCTCTGAGATTGAGTCAGGGTTTGATGTTCACAGCTACACAGCAGAAGTTATCACTGATGCAGGACAGTCAACTACTAGACAGGAAGCTAAGGAACATACATTTGCTCCGTTGTTTGGGGCCACAGGTTATGGAAGAACACCAGCAGAAGCATCCTACTATCATCAGTTTATAGAGAAGTACAAAGGTATAGCTAGGTGGCACAAGAAACTAGGAGATGAAGCAATACGCTATCAAAAGATTACTAACGTGGGAGGCAGACAGTATGCCTTTCCTAACACAGAAAGGAGAGCTAATGGTTTACCAACAAACTTTACTATGATAAAAAACTATCCAGTACAAGGCTTTGCCACAGGAGATATTGTACCTGTAGTACTGGTTGAGTTAGAGAATAGGTTGATGCCAATGAGATCTACACTAGTTAATAGTGTGCACGATTCAATGGTTATAGACATACATCCTTATGAAAAAGATCAGGTAATAGAAATTATTAATACTATGAACATGGACCTACACCAAATAATTTATGATTACTATAAAGTAAAGATGAATGTACCTTTATTATTAGAAGCAAAAATAGGACCGAATTGGCTTGACACGCATGACGTATAAGGGTATAACTTAGTCTCTTAATAAATAATTTCATATGAAAGGAATATCAATATGAATACAGAAGTAGCACTTAAAGTAGAAGGTATGTCTCTTGCAGAAGCTATGGGCATAAGTACAGGAGCAACTACTAGCTCTCAGTCATCCTTAGCAAGAATCAATCAAATACATTCTGCTCTTACGCAGACAGATGCTGAAGGGGATGAGCACATTAAAGTTCCTGTAGGTGCGTATAAGATTACCATGCCTGATGGAGAGATTGTTTATAGTAAGACACTATCAACACGTATCTTTTCACAACGTCATCAATGGCAGAGGTGGGATGCTGAAACAAAGTCTATGGATAAAACATTACTATCTACTAGCCTTAATGTAGATCTTAAAGATACAACAGGTAAGTTTAATTTAGGCAGACCTTCAGGTTATATTAAAGACTTTCAATCTTTGCCTGAAGAAATGAAAACAATAATACGTGGAGTTAAAAGAGTTCGTGTATTGCTTGGTGTTGTAAAATTAGATAAGCCTACTGATGATCTAGGAAATTCTATCAGTAATCTAGATGAAGAAATACCATTTGTAATGGACATCAAAAACAGCGAGTCTATGAAATCTATGGATGCAGCTATCAATCAGATTATGAGTAAGAAGTTAACTCCTGTTGAGCATACTATAAAATTAGGTAGTGCTAAACGTGATCTTCCTTCTGGTGGTAAGTACGCTATCATTGTACCTGCATTAGGTGAGCAAGTATCTTATGGTGAGAGCGATAGTCAGACCCTTCAGGACTTCATGGATTGGATCTCTGGTACTAACTCTTGGATAGAAGGTAAGCATGAAGAAGCAGCTGCTGGAAATATCTCACAACAAGAAGCGGATCTAGTTGGTTCACTTGTAGAAGTGAAAGAGTTTGAGGGATGATTCATCCTGCTGAGCTATCAGTACACGCATTCTTGCGGTCAGCTATTAATGGCAAGGCAAGTATGAGTGAAGAAGTAATACAGCAAGTAGCCACTGATGTGGCTGCTGCACTTAATAAACAGTTCAATGGTGGGCCACGTGAAGAGTTTCGTTTACGTATGTCAAACATTGGACGCCCAAGGTGCCAACTTTGGTTCGACAAGAACTACCCTGAGACTGACGTACAGAAGCCTACTTCTTTTATGTTAAATATGTTGATGGGTGATTGGACTGAAGCTATATTCAAAGGCATACTACGTGCTGCTGGAGTTAGCTTTGAAGACAACAATAAAGTTGAACTAAAAGTTGGTGCTGATACTATTAAAGGTGAGTACGACATGGTGTTGAATGGTAAGGTGGATGATGTTAAATCAACTACACCCTACGGTTATGACAACAAGTTTTCTAGTTATGATTCTCTAGCTTACTCTGATGACTTTGGTTATGTATCACAACTTGTAGGTTATGCTAAAGCTGCTGATAAAGAAGTTGGCGGCTGGTGGGTAATCAATAAAGTAAATGGGCAATTTAAATATGTAACAGCTGAAACAGCTAATGTAGAGGAGATAATGGAAACAATCGAAGGTACAGTTAATTATATTAATAATGATGAACCCTTTGAGCGTTGCTTTAAAGCTGAACCAGAAACGTTTAGAAAGAAAGCAAGTGGCAACATGAAGCTATGCAAGACATGCTCATGGTGTAGTCACAAGAAGAAGTGCTGGCCTGAGTTACAAGAGCTACCCTCTAAAGTTTACACAGGAACTAAGGCACCACCACTAGTAGAATATGTTCACGTAGAAGGATGAATAAGAATGGCTAAAATTACACTAGACGAAATAGAATATGATACAGAAGACTTTACAGAAAAAGAAGTTGCTATGTTAAATGAGATTCAATTCAACGGATCTATTAAGCAGCAATTAGAGTATCAATGGAGATGCGTATCTAATTCTGGTAACAGCTTAGTAAAAGAACTTAAGGCTTCTCTTGAGAGTAGCTCTGAGCCAGACAATGAAGCCGCATAAACGGTATCATTCTAAAAGAAAGTACAGGAGTGGGCTTGAAAAAAGTACTGCTCTTGTACTGTCTAAATGCCAGAAGATTGTCAGGTATGAACAGCTGAAGATAGAGTGGGAAGACTTACGTTATCGTACTTACACTCCTGACTTTCAGCTAGACAATGGGATACTTATTGAAACCAAAGGACAATTTGATTCTGAAGATAGGCACAAGCATATAGAAGTTCGTAGACAACATCCTGAATTAGATATTAGATTTGTATTTAGTAACGCTAGATCTAAATTATATAAAGGTTCTAAAACTACATATGCACAGTGGTGTGAGAAGAAAGGATTCTTGTGGGCAAACAGAGTTATACCAGAAGAGTGGCTTAAAGAAGAAGGGACTGCTACTCGAAAAAGAATAATACCATTAAAGACAGAAAGGAGAGATTAATATGCCATATGAATTAGCGGAAGATGAAGTTGCTTTTATTATAAAACCTACAAGCAATGATAATCTAGACGATTGGGATGGTAGTGTAGCTACAGGAGTAGCAGTAGGTGACAACTTCTGTTACTCTACAGATGTACTTCAAGATTTAATTTATGTTGCTACTTTATGCAGTGCTTTCTTAGACTTAATGGAAAAGGATGGAGAGTTGATGGACAGAGTTAATGATCATAGAAATCAACTGTTACTTCAAGAAGCAAATAAGCTTATCAATAAAGACAAAACTGTACAAAGACGTAATGGCGAGATAATAAACTTCAACGCTTACACAAAAACGAAAGGTAACGCATGACTGAATTTGATCCTGTAGATCGCCCTGCTCATTACAATATGGGAGGTATAGAGTGTATTGATTATATCAGGCAAGTGGTAGGCTTAGATGGTTTTATTGCGTACTGTCATGGTAACATGATTAAGTATCAGCACCGCTATGCCTATAAGCAAAAACCTGCTGAAGATATGAAGAAAGCTGCATGGTACTTGAATAAAATGAATGAGGCTCTAGCGGAGAAGCACAGATGAAAGTTAAAACTTTTAGTGTAACTTTTATACTTCAGATAGATGAAGATAATAATATACTAGGATCATATGATGACGCACACACAGAAGACATTAGTGATCTTGTAAGAAATACATTCTATGATATAGATGATGTTGCAATACATAACATTTTAATAAAGGAAAGATATACATGAAGCCAGACTATGATCCCTACTATGATATATTTAATGAGGATGGTACGCCAAAGAATGATCTTGCTGCTTACAGCCAGTGGGTAGAAGGTAAGATATTAACTAAAGGACAGACACGACAGATAGAAAACACTCTTGGTCTTGTAGGAGAAGCTGGAGAGATAGCAGAAAAGTTAAAGAAAAGTTTTAGGGATGGGGCTGTACTAGATGATAAAGGTATACTAAAAGAATTAGGAGATGTTCTATTTTATGTTGCTGCTTTGTCTAATTTTTATGGATCTAGCCTACAAACAGTAGCTGAAATGAATATAGAAAAATTAGATAGCCGTCAAAAGCGTGGCGTATTGCAAGGATCAGGGGATAACAGATGAGTAATTCATTACCTACAGACTACCAAACGTTTATACATAAGTCACGCTATGCACGTTGGCTAGATAAAGAGAAACGTCGAGAGACATGGGAAGAGACTGTATCACGTTACATGGACAACGTTGTACGTCCTGTAGCTGGCAATGATACATACATAAAAGACATAGAGCAAGCTATCTTAGGTCTTGAGGTGATGCCATCAATGCGAAGCTTAATGACTGCTGGTCCTGCCGCAACACGAGATAACATTTCTATGTACAACTGTTCATACATAGCCGTGGATAACATTGTAGCTTTTGATGAAGCAATGCATGTGCTTATGTGTGGAACAGGGGTAGGCTTCTCAGTAGAAAGACAGTACGTCCAGAAGCTACCAGACGTACCTGTGTTGTTTGATAGTGAAACTAACATCGTAGTTAAAGACAGTAAGGAAGGATGGTCTAAAGCCTTACGTCAACTTATTGCTCTCTTGTACAGTGGAGAAATACCTACGTGGGATGTTAGCAGGATACGTCCTGCAGGTGCTAGACTTAAGACATTTGGTGGTAGAGCTAGTGGTCCTGCGCCTCTAGTAGATCTATTTAACTTTGTAGTTAAAACATTTAAAGATGCACAAGTGCGTCGTTTGTCTAGCATAGAGTGTCACGACATAATGTGTAAGATAGGTGAAGTCGTAGTCGTGGGTGGTGTAAGACGCAGTGCTATGATCAGTTTGTCAAATCTATCTGATGATCGTATGCGTCACGCTAAGTCAGGTAACTGGTGGGAGAACGAACCACAACGTGCCCTAGCTAACAACTCAGTTGCATACGGTGAGAAGCCGGACAGTTTGTCTTTCATGCGTGAGTGGATGGCTTTGGTGGAATCAGGTTCAGGTGAGCGTGGTATCTTCAACCGTGAAGCAGCTAAGAAACAAGCAGCTAAGAATGGGAGGCGTGACCCTGACCAAGAGTTTGGAACTAATCCTTGCAGTGAGATAATTCTACGCAGTGGGCAAGTGTGTAACTTAACAGAGGTAGTAGTACGTGCAACAGATAATATTCAAGACCTTGAAAAGAAAGTTCGTTTTGCTACGATCTTGGGTACAGTACAATCTACCTACACCAAGTTCCCGTACTTGCGAAAATTGTGGGTGCGAAATACAGAAGAAGAACGCCTGTTGGGTGTGTCACTCACAGGGATAATGGATAACCCTTTACTTACTAAAGCTAACTCTGGATTGGAGAAAACTCTTGAGCACTTACGTTCTATTGCTGTCACTACTAATGCTGAGTGGGCTGAACGGCTTGGCATCCCTACTTCTACTGCTATCAGTTGTGTCAAACCGTCTGGAACCGTATCACAACTGGTGTCATCTAGCAGTGGGATTCACTCTCGTCATTCCCCCTACTATATTCGTACTGTCAGGGGTGATGTTAAAGACCCTCTAACTCAGTTTATGAAAGAGCAAGGCATACCTAATGAGCCTTGTGTAATGAAGCCTGACACAACTGTAGTGTTTAGCTTTCCTCAAAAATCTCCAGAGGGTGCTGTATGTACAAAAGATACTACAGCTATTCAACAACTAGAGATGTGGCTATCTTATCAGAGGCATTGGTGTGAGCACAAACCTAGTGTAACCATCAACGTTAGATCTGATGAGTGGTTTGAAGTGGGTGCATTCGTGTATAAACACTTTGATGAAATGAGTGGTGTTTCTTTCTTGCCATTCAATGAGCATACCTATCAACAAGCACCTTATCAGGATTGTAGTGAAGAAGAATACAAAACACTACTGTCAAGTATGCCTGATAAAATTGATTGGGATAGTCTTGCTGACTATGAGAAAGAAGATAATACAGCAGGTAGTCAGACACTAGCGTGTTCTGGTGATAGCTGTGAAATTGTAGACTTAACTTAAAGGAAATAATATGGTAGAAACATTAGTCGTAGTATCTTTAAAAATGTTTGTAGCTTTAGGTGTTGCATCAAACACTGTAGATTATATCACTACATTATTTGTAACTATGCCACCAGTATAATAGGTAGGTAAAAGCATTGTGAAACTAGAACAAGAAGCACAAGATCACATAGATAAAAAGAGGCAGGTGTTTGAAGAAGGTTTACTAGATCACTTTACTTGGATAGAAGAATACATAAATAGTAATCTATTAGATACAGAAGAGTTAGGTATAGCTAAACAACATCTTACTACCACACTACTATGGATTAAACACACTGCAGATAAGTATGGTATTAAATAAAACTAAGGAGGGGCAGCTTAACGTTGCCCTTCTTTTATTTTAACAGGTCTTTATATTTCTGTGACTCTTCTCTTTGAAGCTGTATGTACATAGTTAAAAAGTCTAATTGGTTCTCATCTAAATCTGTAATTTCCATATCTATATTTAATGCTACTAATGCTCTTTCTAAGTCAGCCTTAGAAGATCCAGATACTCCCTTACTTAAGTTATAAAGTTTGAGAGTTCGTTTATCTTTAGGGTCAATGCTATTCTCAAGAACATTTATAGTAGATTTCTTAGCTCTTTCAAGAGCACCATTAAACATCTTAGTCCGTGATCCTACGTCACCATCTCTCCATGCAGGACTATTTACTGTATTCTCAGCTTCAAATTCTAGGAATAAATTTATATATCTATTAAGATCATTTCGTACTTCAGGAATAAAAGACTTAATGTTGGTACGCCACTGAGGTTTACCTATTTCATTAAACATACGTTGAGTAGATGTTTGACCCGGAACCTCACGATAACCAAAGATCCTACCTATGGGTGCCATTGCAGGAGTATCAGTTACTGCACTAAACTTTTCTGGTGCTAACTCCTCTCCACTCAATAAGGTAAAGATCTGATCTACATACCTAGCAGATTTGTTTATAAACTCTGAGCCTTGCTTACGATCAATAGGTGTGAAGTCTTCACCTCTACCTAGAGCAATGATCTGATTGACAGGATCAAGAGGCCTTGAGTAAGCACTTAGATACATAGAACCTGCATCTTGTACAACTTTAACTAGGCCATCTCTAACTGCAACATCCTCTCCTGTTGCAATATCTGCAAACAAATCATATGACATCTTAGCTGTATCACCTAACTGTCTAGTAAGATTCTTTAAGCCAAACACAGATACAACTTCTCTCCACATCTCAGGGGGAACTGCCCCATCTCTAGCTACGTGTGCACCTAGACGCCCCATAGCTTTGTAGTAGCTGTAAGGAAAGTCATACATACGGTTACGTATTGCACCATCGCTGCCACGCTCATCAAATAAAGCTAAGCCTTCTTCCATATTCTTGTATTCACGAGCAGTTGTGACACCAATAAAAGACACGCCTACTGAAGCTTTAACGAGTAAATCTAAAGGATCACGACTAGTACCAGCTACATATTTATGAACTAAACTTATAGGAGTATAGTCCAACATGTGACCAAGAGTGTTGTTAAAGAACTGACCAAATGGAATCATAGCACCAAAGACAGGAACCTTACGTATATCTTCTATGGCACGTGTAAAGTATTCAAGACCTTTTGGTGCTTTGCTACGATCTCCTCCATATGACTTAGCATATACATTACGCAGCGCATCTTCTACAGCAACAGCTTGTACTTTAACGTAATCATCACCTTTCATTAATTTAAATAAATTAGGGTCTTGTAAGAACTCCTTGTACGTCATGCCATATTTTATACGTATCTGTTTGTCTAAGGCATACATAAACTCTTGTGACTTAGTAAACAAATCCTGTGCCTTAACACCATACATAGTCTGAGCAAAGTCCATAACTTTTTCTATTGCACCGGGTTTATTAATATCGTCTAGCTTAAACCCTAAGTTTTTGTATACGTCATCAAGCTCAATTCCGCCAGACATGTAGCGAAATAATTCTCTTTGAGCTTTAGGGTTAGCTGCAAGAAAAGAGAACGCTGCTTGGCGTGTAGCATACGGACTTACTAAGTTTATAGATTTTTGACGTTGAAGGGTAAGCATAAGCTTTGACTTTTTAGCAAAATCTGTTGCTTTAGTAGTACGTCCAATAGCCAACTCACCTAGTGCACGACCTCCGTATAATGCACCTCTTAAAATATCACTTACAGATGACATTTGAGAAGCAGTAGCCCAGCCAACAAGGTTGAGCGCAGTTGTACCGGGATGTGTAATCAACATACGAATTAAGTTTTGCTGCATTGTACCAGCACCATCTATAATTCCAGCACGTAGTTTTTCTGCTGCTGTAGGGTCAGGCACATCAAGAGTATCTTCTATAACCTCATTAAACTTTTGTATAGGAGTCTGACCACTAGCTAATCTTAAACTTTGACTTAGTTTTGAAATAGTTTGTAGTTCTCTACCAGCTTGACTAGCTATACTAGCTAATTCACTTAAGCCTCTGTTTAAACCATAGTTGCTAAACTCTGGCACCTTCTTAAGAGTAAGCTTGTACAAAGAATTAACTTCTGTCTTTGCTTCTTTAGGTAGAGCTTCTATGGCATCAGTTAAGAAGTCTGTAAAGTTTTTCCATTGATCATCTTCATTAGATAATTTAATCTCAAAGTCATCAAAAATATCTTTGATCCCCTTAAATATATCATCTCCATCTCTTACACCAAAAAAGAAAGCACTAAGAAACTCATCTCTACGTGGGTCAGGGGCTGATTCGTCTGACAATCTCCTTAGCTTATCGCCTTTGTTTACTTTAGCTGTCCATTTGGCTGCAGCAGCAGTGCTTTTACTAAGAGCTTTTTGAAATTCATTATAGTTCATATTCTTAATAATTTCTTTGTTGCTCTTTTTACGTTCTTGTCTTGCTAAAGTGTTTACAGCTTTCTCTGTTACAGCTGCATTATCAAATGCGTGCATAAATAAAGGTAGACTTGCCTCACTGTGAGGTGCCTTGTTAAGTAAGCTAAGACCATAAGCTAGTGACCCACCAAATACACCTGCTGTACCAGTAAGAGCACCTTGTAGTACACTGTAGTTGTCTTGAATGCCTGATTGCATACGAGCTTTCTGGTACACTGTATCTACAGTAACAGCTGCAGCACTATCAAACGCTGCAGTGCTTAGTATTTCTTTTCGTGTCATTGTCTTTAGGCCCTCTTTAAAGGCACCTTCTGCAACACCTTCAACAGCTTGGCCCTTAAGTATCTGACCTATTACTCTTTGCTCAATTTGATTAGCTTCTACTTGCATGGCTTTAGTAAGTCCACCTTCAAGGACTTTTTTACTTATGCCTTTTTTAGCTGCTGCTTCTGTTACAAGTTTCTTTACTGTTTCTTTAGCAAGACCTGCTGCAATCTTAGTAGCTCCTCCCGAAACAAGTTTACCAAAACCTAAAGATACTAAGTTAATAGGGTCTACAACAAGAGCACGCCCGTAGTCGTACACAGCGTCAGCCTTTTGAGCAAACGTGTACTCCTTAGAGAAAGCACCCTTCATGCTATCAAAAAGTTTATATGCTTGACCTGCTGCTATCTTCTTAGCCTCATCATCTGTACTAAGATAGGCTAACTCTGTCCCTGTAGTTACAGATTGACCAAAGTTAAACTTACGCATGTGGTTGACGAATGAATCCACAATCTTCTGACGCCCATGCCTAGCCTCTTGCATACCAAAACGTTGATCCATGTACTGTCCAACTACAGCGAAGTTGTTGTCAGTCATTAGGTCATTGATAGTTTGAGCATCAGGTAATGATTGTAATGTCTGTCGTGTAGCAGTATCTTTTTCATCTTCTTCAGAACCACCAAATGTTTCAAGACTGTAAGGTTTTACCATTACATCTTTATCTTCTTCAGAACCACCAAATGTTTCAAGACTGTAAGGTTTTACCATTACATCTTTATCTTCTTCAGAACCACCAAATGTTTCAAGTGAATAATTAGCCATTAGTTTTATCAGTTCCTAATTAAGTCTACTTTGCCAATAGGTCCAGACAGGCCTTGTTGATTTACTACGAAATACTCTGTACGAAATTTAATTACGTCACCATCTTTAAGATTGCCTAACTTTAATTCATTCTTTATGTTATCAAAAGACACAAACTCAGTAAAAGGTGGTTCTTTATCTAACTTAATAAGTTGTTCTTTTAATAACCTTGTTTCTTCTGGAGGTGCCTCAGCATTCTGAGCTTCTTTTAATTTTTCTATAAGCTCAGTTCTAGAAGGCGGAGGCGCAATAGTCTGAAGTTCTGTGTAAGGTATCTTTCCCATAGCAACTACGTCTGCAGGGTCATTAGATCCTAATATTGTTTCTTCTTTTTTCTTAGGAATTACTCTCTTTAAAAAACTTAAACCTTTATCTATTAAACTCTCTTTTTCTTCAGGAATTTTATTATCTTCTAAGTCTTGAATTAAACCCATAACTACAGCCTGTACATCTTCAGGTGCAGTCATAATCTTTGAAGTCATCTCAAGTGCTTTTGCTTCAAGAGCTTCATTACTAAGTCCTTTAGCATCAGCTTCAAGATATTCTTTTACACTATCAAGGGCTGATGACAAAGCAAGAGTATCAGCTTTCTTAACTTCTCTGCTAGTAGTTACGTCATTCTTTTGTTCTCTGTCTAAGTCTGACAATGCATTAGTAGATAAAGCATCCCAATTAGAAAGGGTAGGATTACCTTTGACAGTATCAGGAACATCTAAAGATAACATCTGTTCTGTTAAGTCAGTTGGTTCAGTTTTATTTATTTTGTTAACAGTAGGATTAAACCTACTAGATACGTGTATCTTATTAGTTGATTTATTTATAAAGAAATTAGAATTAGATTCTAAGCCTTCAACCTCTGTACTATATGAATGATCTCTTTGCAATTCTTCTAAAGAAGGAACAACATCGCCATATTTTGCAGTAATTCTATTATAACCGCTTTTTAAATAATCAAAGTCGGAAGTAGTAATAGCATCTGTATTAGTTATATTTTTAGGTTTTGGACCTTCTCTTTTAGTTGTTTCACTAGAGAAGAAATTAGGAACTGACGCTAAAAAGAAATCATTGTCACTCAAACCTGATTGAGTTCGCTGATCGAGGTTTAACAAATAGTTTCGTGCCGTGCTTGAAAGGCGTAACATCTCTGCAGTTTTATTATTAGCAATAGCTCTTTCTAATTGGTCTTTGTTTAAAAGATAATCTGTCTTATCAGCACCTTTTAGATCTTTAAGATTATCCATGCTACCTTTCATTTTATTAAAATCTTCTTTAGCAAACTCTTTTATTTGTGAAATAGCAGTATTTGCTAACTGTTGATATGCATTAGGTGAATACACTTTAGGTAAGGAACCAAAGTCTACAGATAGAGGAGAAGTTAAACTAGGTGCAGGTGTACCCATGATACGTCTTATGTCACTCTCAGTATAGTTATCTATATATGTTTCACCGCCACCTGCTTTAGGATCTAAGCCCATAGCTGCAAGAAATGCATTGCTCTCATTTTGCACTGGATCATCTGTCATATTTGTAGCAACCAAACCAAAAGCTTTTGTAACCATATCCTGATATGATGTACCAGAGGGCTTATAATCTTTTGTTCTTTGCATTACTTGCTTAATAATAGAAGGTGTTAATTTACTAGGGTCACTTTCAAATCTCTTAACTTGTTCATAAACTGCAGCCAAAGATGCTGGACCTGAAGTATCTACAAGATAGTTAATATCCTCTATAGGAAAATTTAAAGCTTCAAGTCGTGCTCCTATACCAATAACTTTGTTTGCTTCTTCTTTAGATTTTAACACAGATTGTGTACCATATGTCATAAGGTAATCTCTGGTCTTAGCTCTTCGATCTCTAACGTATTTTATGCGATCATCTAATGCATCGCCAAAACCTTGTGCAACACCTGCAGCAAAACTCATAGCCATTTAAACACTCCTACTCATTAGACCTTTACCGCTAGGCATGGGTTCTTTATTTACAATATTTTCTTCAGCAAGCATATCTACTTTAGGTAAATCTGTTGTTGTGACATCTTCTTCATCTACTTCTACGCCTGAGTCCATAAGATCTTGCTGCTCTTGTTCTTGTGCAGGTGTTATATCAGCTTGCATTGCCTCTAAGTCATCCTCACCAGATGAACCCATTGCACTTAAAGCAGTACGTGTAAACTCATTATCACCTTTACCTAAGCTATCACTTAACTTCTTAGAGATTAGTATACGCAGTCTTTCTTCTTGTAGCTCATCATCAGTCTTATCATTAGCAAAAGTATCTTTGTATTCTATTCCTGCAGTACGAGCCATATAGCCTAGCTCTTCCTCAATTACAGGGGCAACTATTAGGCTAACATCAATAGAATGTATACCTTCACCTACTGCAGCTGTAAGCATACTTCGTGTAAGAACATCTGTAGGATAACCAAACTCCATAAGAAAAAGCACAGACTCCATGACAGGTTCTTCAGACAAACGATCTAAGTGAAAAACAACTGCTTCATTAGGATCAGTAATCTCAGGAGGTCTTTCCCAAGCAAAGTTACTTGGTTCATCTGTTAGAGATTGTCCGGGTATGGGTGCCATCATTGCCATATTACTTTACCTTACTATTTTGTGAAACCTGCACCGAAGTACAGACCAACGATTGCTGATACTATATGTGTATCTAGTGGTGTTATTACGAAACCATTAGCTGACTTCCATTGTATTGCTTCTTCAGGGCCAAACAACCAATTTGCAAAGCCACCTTGCACTTCTGTGTAGCCTACAATAACGCTTACTTCAGGATACCACACTGCCACTACCTTTGGCAAGACAATAATTGATCCTACAGCAGATAATGCTATAAGTCTACGTGTCCAAGCAAAGTGTGAATCGTTCTTACCTGCGTTACGAGCAGCGTTAACTTGCTCTGCTTTGAAGTTAGCCCTAGCTAAAAGCATTTTATTCTGTTCAGCCTTAGTCTTGTTAGACTGACCCCATATAGACATGACTCCACCTAAGATGGTAGAGAAAAGCATAGTGATTAATTCTAAAGGTAAGCCAAACATTACTTATCTCCACGTAGTTTAGCAGGTCTAGAATCACGAAGTTTATTTATCATAGGCATAAGATCCGATTTTAAAGTTTTAGGTGTGCCTTGACCTGCTTCACTACCCTCAACAGAAGACCATATGTCAGCTATTCTTTGTAGTAAATCTTCTTCTGACTTTTCACGTTTCATCCAGTTATCAAATCCTGCTTCTTTAAGAGCTAGTCTTCCTATACGCTCTTGTACTTCTGCTGTATATACAGTATCTTTTGTAAGACCTAATTTTTCTGCCCAATAACCTTTCTGTGGTTTTTCAGCAGTGCCATTAGGACCAAATAAAGAATCTTTAAGTACTTGATATTTACCTACAGCACTTGAACCCAATTTAGTATTTGGTATTTTTCCTTTGGTTGCATTAATTAAATCTATTTGATACTCTTCTACTTCAGCTAATGTCATTTCTCTTAAAGGTTTATTAGGTTTAACAAACTTACCATGCCCATACACTAACTCATATTCATTTGCAGGTAAACCATTCTTTTTTTGTAAAGCAAAACCATCAGGATTAGCACCTTCCCCAAAAGCAATACGATCTAACATGTCTTGGGTTGGTGTTTCCTCTGGAGTATACTCAGTCTTTATTTCAGGCTTAGTCATTAACCCTTGAGTAGGGACATCAATTTCTTTAGGTGGAATATATCTTTCAAAAGTGGATCTCCAATCTTCTTCCGTACCACCTTGAATTTTAGATTCTTCATCTACTAACAAAGCACCAAGCCAACCTTTACCTATATCAGCAACTTTTATATCATCTTTAGTTTTAGTATCTTCATTAAATTCTTGTCTTGCACCTAAAGATCTACTACGCATACCATCAACAATTTTCTTTGTTTCTGCTAAAGTACCCCTTACAGATTGCACACCATCGCTTGTATCTGTATTAACAGAATCTACTTCAGCTTCAGCTAATATTTCTTTTGCTAATGTATCTCTATTATATTTTGTACTGCCAAATGACATATTTAATACCTTATCTTTGCTGTTGTTATACTGCTGCCCCAGCACCGCCAGTGATTCCGTGGAAAAGAAGCTTACCAAATAAACCACCAATAGCAGCCTGATTATCTGCTGCAATCTGTGCATCAATCGCCTCCTTTTGAGCAGTTATACCCATCTGCGACATAATAATGTTATTAGCTCTATCTGATGAACTCTCTGCTGACTTCCATGCCATAGACATCATGTCACGCTCACGCTGCCAGATCTGATCTATTGTAGATGCAGTAAAAGCATTAGCTGTTTTAGCAGACTCAGCGTTAGCTATATTCTGTGCAGCACTATTTGTAGTCGCTACCTTCTGTCTCCAAGATGCATTTGCTTGTGCAATCACAAGTTGATTAGTTGCGTTGAATTGATCTCTCTGATTTATTACATCTGTATTAAACTTAGTCATAGCATTTGTAGCATCAGCATCAAACTGAGCCATAGCATTAGACTGACTTACATTAAATTGTTCTACTTGCGATTTCATATTAGCCATGAATTGATTAGTTTGATTTTCACTAGTAGCGTTAAATTGATTTGCTGCATTCTGTGCTGCTGTGTCAGTAAGAATAGATTGGATCATACTCTGAGACTTAAAGATTTCTGTTTGTTGTCTGTTAGACAAGTTAGACATATCCATCTGTAAGAAAGACTGAGCATTCTGTGCTGCAGCTTGTTGCTGATTAGATAAGTTAGATAACTCTAGGTTAGCTATAGCGGATGCTTCAGCCATTACCATAGCTTGACGGTTATTTAGATTAGCCATGTTAACTGTATTAGCGTTACGAGAGTTCTCTAGTGCTACCTGTTGTTCAGCAGTAAAGTTCATGTTGGCAACGTCAGCAATACGAGATGCGTTTTGAACTTTAGCTTGGAAGTTTTGATCAAATTCCTGACCCATAAATGCAGCACGTTGTTCAGCTGCAAGCATGGCACGTTGTTGTCTGTTTGACAAGTTAGCCATCTCAAAGCCAGCTACAGTCTGTGCATCTGCAGCAGCTATAGGTAGTGCAGCTTCCATTGCAGCTTGTACAAGTGCTTGTCCTGCCATAGATGAAGCACCTAAACCACGAGCAGTCATTGCAGCTGTAGCATTACGCAATGCTCCTGCAGCCCACGCAGGTGTAGCCCCTTCTTCAAAGTCTGCCATCAAGCCATCAAGTTGACCTTTTACAGTAGCTTTCTCTGAAGGTGTAGCCTCTGCAGCTTGCACTTGCTCTGTAAAAGCAGCAGCCTTAACAGCATCAGCTGAGCCAGAAATAATTTCCCCTTCTTGAATTTCCCTAGTGACAGGGTTATTCATTACAATACTACTACCTTGTGCTGCTTTTACGTTACCTACTGCAGTGTCAGTAGGCTCCATAGTTACACCCTCAAAGGTAGACCCTTCTGAAAGTGTACCTTGAGCAGCTTGTGTCTTATCTACTTCAGTTTGTACTTCAGACTTAGACGTATCAACTTCTGCTTTAGATGTAGTAATAGCATCAGGAGTAATAGCTTGATCTGCATCTCCTACTTTAGTGACAGTACCTTGAGGTGCAGGGCCTAATTCTCCTGTACCAGTAGTAATAAGCTGATCACTAGTAGGAGTAATTTTATCTACGGTTTGATCTGTCGTTAATGATGCAGGATCAACTATTGCATCTGCAGTTTTTTGTCTTACTGCACCTTGTACTATATTAGAAAGCTCTCCTTGTAATTCATTGACTTTATTCTGGGCGTCAGTTACTTTTTGTTGAGCAGCATTAGTTCCATCAACATTAACTGGCAATCCTTCAGCAACCATTTTAGCAGTTTGAGCTTGTTCATTAGCTAACAAAGTTTGTTGTTTAATAAGATTTTGTTTTGCAGCTGTTAACTGACTATTTAGTTTTGTGGTGTCTCCACCTTCAGCATAGCCTGAAACCTTTTTAGCCTTAGCTTCTGCTGCTTCAGCTTCTGCTTCAGAGCCATAAGATTTACCTATAGTAGACCCATGCTCTCCTGTCCAAGACCCTCCAGATCCACCAGCACTAACTAAAAATTTTGCCATGTCTTTTAACTTTCTTTTTATTTACCACTTGCCTTGTTTAGCACCTATTAAGTACAGAACAACTATCAATGCACCTACACCTGCTAGTACCATAAGAGTTATTATTACACCATTAATACAGTTATCTATAAACTCTTTTTGTGCGTATACCGCATCTCTTTGTGCCTTACGTTGTTCGCCTTCTATTCTTACTATCTCTTTCCAAGATGACGGTCCATAAACAAAAGAGATGTATTCCTTTAGCTCTTCTCTCATCTCCTTGAGCTTCTGCTTTTGTGTCCAGATCTCTAAGGCAGTAGCCTGAGTGTCACTAAACATCTTATACATTGGCGGCTTCTGAGCTTTTTTCTCTAAGAAGTCTAGGTCACTTACCGCCTTAGACCATTGAGAT